CCAATATAACATACCAGGAGTTGGTGTTGCTGCCGGTGTTAAATCTAACTGCAATGCACCTACACCTACTGTATTCTCGGTAGTATTTCCTCTTGTAGTAACATCGTTTAAATCATCCTTGCCATATTCCGATTTTACCACATACTCCAATCCATTACTAACCAATACTACTGATTCATTTTCGTAATCTAATAGATAACTTCCACCACCATCGATAGTTCCGGTTACAGTTATAGCATTGGCTGGATGTGTTTTCTTAATTACATATTCTTTACCTTTTACATCGCTTGGTAATGGAAGCGTTAAATTAATAGCACCTAACGCTGTGTCTACCTCAAAAATCTGTACTGATGTGTCTGTTACGGTTTCATCTGATGATACAGTTACTGATTTACCAAGCTCTTGAATATCCCAACTCAATAAATTATTGGTTGGATTATAGTTTATTTTAACTCCAAAATCTGTAGATTGAGATGGTGTTGTTGTTGGAGTACTTGGAGATAATCTAACAATATCATATTGCATCCAATTTGGAATATTGGAAACTGATTCCCTTAATTGATTGGTTTGTAATAAAGACCTTCTTAAAGAATCTCCTTGTTGATCATTAATATCAATGTAATCTACATAATCATCATATGATAATGTAACGCTGGTTATATCTTGAGCAATTTTTAATAATTCTACATCCCATATTTCTGATTGAGCATTAAATGTACCACCATTAAATATAAATGCATTACTATCTAAATATGCTATTTTGGTTGGGAAATAATCACCGGCATCTACTAATTGACCACTCATGCTTAATGGTGCTTCTACATAAACTGCCAATTGATTTTCAGCCCAATCTCCCATAGATATAGTTGATGCACCTCCTGTATCGGAATTCCAAATTGTTCCTATACCTTTTAAACTATATCCAGTAAAATTATAACCATATGTGCTATTTAATTCTACTATTTCAGAAGCACCGGTATTTTTTGTATTGGTAGCTGTAATTGAACGCTGTGTTGCATCACGTTCAACCATATATAAAGAACCCCAAAATAATACTGCATTAGTGATTGATCCGCTTGTGAAATTCCATTGTAGGTTACCTACTGAAATTTCTATAACTACTTCATCTTCGTAATTTGGCGGTTTAAATTCTCTATCAAAATCAATAGTAAATATGGTTATTCTACTATTTACAACTTCTGCATCAGAAACATCACATCTAACTTTTTCAAAAAATGGTTTTGTAGGAACTGGATCCCAAACTTGCGTTTGATAATTATATTTTAAATATGGGTTAGTACCAAATCCAATATCGACATATATACGGAAATTAATTTCACTATATGTTTGCATTGGAGGTGTTCCAGTAAATGATTGAGCAGCAAATTTAATTTGGCTTCTAACAAACAAACTCCTCTCCTCACCACTTACCCATCCAATTGATGGAGTTCTTAACTCTAAAGCAGATGTAGATGGAGAATTAGACTCTCTAACTACTCTATTGAAAGAAACTCTATCAAATGTTTGTGATATACTTTTAACCGGTGGTTGATGAGTTAATATAGGGAATGCAGAAAAGCAAGGTCTTTGACCATCATCTACCGGCATTTGAATAGTATATGCTTCCTTACTAACTCTTGTTCCGTCCGTAGCATATTTAATGTAATTCGTACCAGTATTATTAGCCAACATTATTGGATCATAAATCCAAAAATATCCATTGGAATATATTAATCTACATCCTAATGTTCTTAAGACCTCTTCTATTACCTCATCTGTTTTTTTATATAATCTTGGTGAACCTTCAATTGAATTTAGATTCATATATGAATCCAAGTTATTAATTACTGAAGCCCAGTTTATTTCCAAATAGTTTACATATTCATTTGGAGCAGTAGCTCCTGAAGGGAATTTAATAGCGGCATCAATTAAATACTCATTACCGTAACCTAAATGATCATAATAATCAGGCAGATTAGTTTCATTAATTGAATTATTTATTAAATCTAAAATTGATAATCTTTCGGTAGTTGCATCGAACCAACTGTATTGTACTTTGTAATTTCTTAATAATGCAATACCATCGACACCTACTACACTATATATAGTATTTAATTCAGGTCTGCGTTCATATTGCATTTGATCGGCTAATATTCTACCAACATAATGCAATACATTGTCCTTATAAACTATTAACGCAAATTTATCTTCATATTCTACAGCAAGATTTTGGAAGAATGTGTGATCAGCAGTTTCAGTAACTATAAATTCAGCGGTTGCTCTTGAAGCCTGTAAATTACCATCCCATAATGTATTTCCATTACCATCATATGAAAATGATAATCCCTCATTGGCTAAAGGTAATTCAGTTCCTCCAGTTGCTGATCCTGATGGATCATCCCATATTTCTACACGATAAACTGTACCGGATAATGTATTTATAAATCCGTAATATTGTCTTGCCATATATTAACCTCGTTTTGAGTCTTGATTATATCTATTTAATACTATTGCCAAATCTCTTCCACTTACTCTTGTTTCTGCTATATACCCATCATTACCATTACCACCAATATTTAGCATATTTTTCAATTTATCTAATGGTGCAATAACCTCCGGATTAGTAGATGCTCCTGGATATTCCCCAACCAAACCTAATGTTGGTCCTGATACAATACCTCCATTAGCAAATGCAACTCCTTCAGTTAATGTTGCTTTTACTATAGTACCTAAAGCTACTGCTGCTGCACCGGCAGCTAATGCTGCTACTGGATTTGCAATTAATAAATCTTGAAATGCTTTTGTTGCTACTGCTGCTGCTACTAATCCACTTCCTAATTTTATTAAGAAATCACCAATAGCCATTAACATACTATCAAATGTTTGGGTTAAATTATCTTTACTTTGTTCTGCAATTTGCTCTTGATTTTGTAAATATTGCTGACGCGCTTGAAGTATTTCCATTTCACTTGAACGTGCATCATTCATTATTTGCTCAAGTTCCTTTTGACGCATTTTCAAAATTTCTAATGAGATTTGAGCAGCCTCATCTGTGCCTTGCATTGCTCTCATTAATGACTCTTGCAATCCTTGACCAATATCTGTTAACAATGAATTAAACGCACTTCTTATTGCTTTTGCAGCATCTTTTATAAGTTTAATTTGAACCTTTGTAAGTTCTTCACCACCTTGTTCACGAATTTTAGCTTGTAAATCTGCAATTTGTTGTTCTATACCAGTAATTTCTTCACCAAAACCTTCTAATAATTCTTTGCGTTTATTTAGTGAATCTAATTGTATTTTGTTTAAACCATCTTGATATGTTTTATAATCAATCTTACCTTCATTATATTGTTTGGCTAACTTATCCTTTTCTTTTTCATAATATCTATCATATACCTTTAAAGTACCTTCTTTTGCTTCTTCTATAGCTAATAATCGATTTTTTTCATCTTGTATTTGCTGTTTAATAGCTTTATCTCTTATATCTTTTAATCCATTTTCATATGAGGTTTCATTTGCTAATCTTTCATTATTTATTCTTGCTATTTCAGCATAATATGTATTTAAATCTGTAACTGATTTATCACTTGCATCTAATCTCTCTTTAGCAAATTCCTCTTGTACATCTAATAATCTTTTTTGAGTAATAAAATCAGAACGTAATCTTTCTTCATCAGTTTTCTTTAATAATTTATTTTTATCACCTTGTAGTTTTATTTCATCTAATACTAATTTCTCTTGAGATGATAATATATCTTCTGCTGATTTTATTTTTAATTCTTTATTTTTAGTATCCTTATTACTATCTTCATCTAATAATTTAGTTGTAGATTTAATACTATCGGCATATCTATAATATGCATTGGTTAAATTATCTATAGCTACTTGATTTTCTTGCTTTCTCTTTAATAAGGCACTCTCTTGATCAAATAGTGAAGCTTGAATAGCCCTTGTTTCTGTTAATGTCGCTTGTTCTTGAGCTGTTAAATTTTTCTTTTCTACAAATTTTTTTCTTTCTAAATTTAATGCTTTAGCATCTAATTTTGCTCTTTTATCTTGAATTTTATATAATTTATCTTGAAGTTCAAAATCAGTTTCCATGTATGGTTTTAATTTTGATTCAAGTTGTGTTTTTGCACTTTTTAATTTAGCTTCTGCTAATAAAGCTGAAATTAATATATTTTTTTGCTGTATTAATTTTTTAGTATCATTAATATCATTACCTAAATCTTTAAAATATGCTGGATATTGACTTTGTAATTTTTTAAGAGCTAATAACCTATTTTCTTCACTAATATTGTTATTATTTACATCCCTTGTTAAAGCATTAATTTCTATAGATTGGCTTATAATAGAATCAGTAACCTCATCATAATTGGTTTGTAAATCTGATAATGTATTATTACCTATCCCAATTAAGTTTAACAACTGGTCGTAATTCTGTATAGCATATAATAAACCTAAACCAGCAAAAGTCATAAATGCTACATTTGCTGAAGATATAGCTTTATTTAAACCTGCTAAACCACTATTTAATAACCCTAAAAATCTTGCATTTTCTCTTAATCTTAAGTTTTGAATTGCTACAACCGCATTTAATCCGGCTACGGCAATACGAACACCTTTCATTATTGGTTGTAAAGATTCATTCCCTTCTCCCAATAATAAAACTGCTCCGGTTACGGCAGTAGTTATTCTTGATAAAGATTCCATTGCCGAAGAATTATCTTCAGCAGCCAAACGAGAATTGGCTAAATTAGTTTTTTGATCTCTTAATTGTCTGTTTAAATCATTTAAATTTAAAGAAGCTGTTTTAATTTCTCCCTTTACTCTATTGATTTCATTGCCTAATTTTTTAGTTTCTAAACTATCTTTACCAGTTTCTTTTGATACTTTTTTATACTGTTTTTCTAATTCTACTAATTCAGATTTATAATCAATTATTAATAGTTTAACTGAATTTATCTCATTATTAAAAATATCAATTTCTTTTCTATAATTTCCACCAAATGCCTTATTTAAACTATCACTTATTTGATTTGAAGAGGCATCAATTTTATTGGCTGATGTTTGAGTTACTTTAACTGCATCATCTAACCCTTTCTTTAGCCCCGACATTGAGGCACTTATGCGTACTAAAAGATCTTTAATCATTATAATAATATTTTATTACTATCCTCTAATAGTAAATAACTACCGTCTTCAAGCAGTAATAAATCATTTGTTATTGTTGTATTGCTATACATAATTAAATAGTCTTGAGCAACCATAAATACACCTTGTTCGTTTGCATTATCATCAGTTAGTGTTATCTCATTCTGAAATGCAATATTCTGTACTAAAACTGTATTAAATGTATTTGGAAGCGTAGCATTCATTGAATCCCTAACCAAATCGGATAATTCATATGCTTCTGTTGCTGTTTCTGCAACTATAGTAATCTGAACACGAGATTCATCACTTTTTGAATATTCTTTCTTTGTATCGTATGCTACTCTCGAAATTTGATTTAAAACAATAGCCGGTAGAGCCGCACCTTCAGGAATCCTTTGAGGATATATATTGGCGGTTATACTTGAATCAGTAGATAGTAGAAAATAAACTGCCTTTATTGGCTTCATGATGGACGCAATTTATCGAATATATCTTTATACTTTGTTACAACTTCTACAATATTCAAATCTTTCTTCTCCCATTCAAATGTTATAAGGTCTTTTGGTTTGATAGGTCTGCCCTTTTTCCCATGTGGGCTTAACATGACTGTAGCCAACCATCTTGTACGCTCCCATTCATTTCTAAACTGTTGCGTTTGGGCATTCCTTATCCCCTCCAATTTTATTCGGAAATATTCAGGCTGATAGCGTTCTAAATCTTCAGGAGTAAATCCTAACTCACCAAATGCTATCTGTTTAATCTTGAGCCAGGTTAATGGCTCGGAAGCATCATCTACTTTTTCTTTGCTTCCTTCTGTTGAAAAAAACCAGTAACAGAATCTGAAAATGCTTGAATAGCTGGTTGTAATTCTTCAAATGATTCAATTAATTCTGCAATCTCTTCAGATGAGTGAAATGGACTTTTCTTACCTTCTTTTTTCAATCCAGCAGCAATACCATAAAATGCACAATCTCTTGCAAATTTCATTGATCCACTAATGTCCTGATTAGATTCTAATGCGCTAAAATCCATCATTTTGTTAGCTTTCATAACTGACTCCAATGTTAACATTGAGAAAAACAAAGGATACGTTTTACCGTTAATTTTTATTTCCATATTTGGCAAATATAATATATTTTTGTTACGCATTTTCATATTCATGGGATTTGACAAGCCTAAAAACAAATAAGCCCCTCCATTTGGAAGGGCTTTTTGCATGAAAACAAATTATCACCAATTATACTGTTCCAACAGTTAATGCACCTGAACCTTGTAAAGAACAAGAAAAAGTAGCCACATCATTTACTGGAGCATTCCAAGCGAAAGAAGTCATAACTGCACTTCCTGTTAATTTTAAATCACCAGTTTCGTTTGAAGTCATAACAACAGTTATAGCATCTCCAGCTATCATGTCATCCAATAAATCTTTTGGAGAAAAATTAGTTGTCGAACCATCTTCTTCAAAAATACCTTCGCAAGACATTGTCCAGTTAGATAAACCAACTAAAAATTCTTTGTAGTTAGAACCATCTTTGTTTGTTGCATCAATAGTGTCTTTAGTTAATTCAAAATCGGTACTTGTTAAGTTAGCGATTTTTGTAAGTGTACCGCTCACATCTTTGTATAATGCGATAAGCGTTCCGTTTACTAATCCAGTAGTAGCCATATTATATAGTATTTAATTTCTTTTCTACAAGTTTACTCATTGCATTTATAACATTTGTTACAATTTGATTTCTATTTGCATCTACAGTTGGACGAAACCATGGTGCTGGTGTTAATCGTCCAGTATACTTACCTTTTTTTGTGTATCTATCAACTGTACCGTATTCAAATGCATATCCTAAATTAGCCGCATAACTTCCTGAAGCA